TCAAGTTCGCACCGCTCAAGTCTGCGCCTCTCAAGTTCGCACAGCTCAAGCTCGCACAGCTCAAGTCTGCGCCTCTCAAGTTCGCACCTCTCAAGTCTGCGCCTCTCAAGTTCGCACAGCTCAAGCTCGCACAGCTCAAGTCTGCGCCTCTCTTAACGGCCTCAATGAGCGTTTCTTTTAAGGTATTATTTTCTTTTTCGTACTCAAAAAGTACTTTGCCAAAAACTGATTTTATCTGAATTTTCATCATTGTTTAAGCCCTCCGCCATATACCGGCGCCGGAGCTTTTAACTCCTTCGGCATGTTTTTTAGTACGTCTATTTTGACCGAATAGCGCTCGATAATTTGAATTTTTACGAGTCTTTCTTTATCGGTTAGCTCTGCGAGATTATCAGCAACCGCAACGCGCGTCCAAGTACCGTCCGGATTTTGAAGGCAATCAACTCCGCCCGCAAGTTCTTCGTGAAACTGCTTAGCCAGTGCGGCTTTCTTAGCAAATAATTCGTCGAGCTGTTTATCAACTGCGATAAGTTGTTCGGATAGTTTCATATTATCTCGCCTCCCTCATCGGCTTTACATTGACCTCTAAGTAATATCCCGGCTTAATATTCAAACCGATAATGTCGTTAACGATTTTTTCCGAAATACTCGAAGATGCCGAAAACGGCGCGAATGAATATTTGATTCTATCGCTTTTGGGGATTAGTCCCTTTGATGGGCGCTTATCCGAAATAAATAATCCCGATTCTCCATTCAAGTCTCGGATAATAAACACTTTTCTTTCTTTCATAATGTTGCCTCTGATTCTTGTTCTTGTAAATTAGTTACTTTGGTTTCGATTGATGGAGTAATTGACTCTTCAATGACCGCCGCATACTCCCTGACTTCATCCAGAAGCGTAGTGCAGCTCATAATTTCTTCGGAGCGGCTTTCACGTTCGTTTGGGACAACAACAATTTCGATCTTGTCAGTGTTGTTGAAGTCTTTTGAAAGTATGTCGAGTTTTTCGTCGGTTAAAAGATTGCGATTGTTTTCGCTAACCTTGATGCGGAGTCTAAATTCAGCGTTTTCGATAACTTCGTTTGAGTGTGCGCTTAAGTCGGTAAGCCTATTTAGCCCAATATCGTCTATCTCAAAATCAACTGTAATCATAGCACGGGCGGCGGTGAGTGGAACTGTTTCAATTGTCATCTGTGGATTAATAGCACCTTTGGGTACTTCTGGATTAACGACATCTGTGTCAAATGTGATTACCTCGAAGCTTTTTTGCTCTGTCTCGCCCCAACTTTTGTTATAAAGCGAACCGGAATAGCCCATATTCGGCTTGAAAAATTGCCGCAAGTGGATGTGTCCAAGAGCGTAGTAATCGGCTTTAGCCTTTTCGATAGTTGACGGAGCGACTAAAATATCCTGCGATACTAAAGTTTGTCCTGAGGAAAGCCTGGAGCCTTGAACGTTCAAATGAGCTGCCATTAACTTAGGGCAATCGTATTCGTCACTGATTTGTCCCATTAGCTCAAATACTGATTCGAATTTCTCTAAGAATGCGGCGTTATTGTTATCAATCGAATCGTCGAGAATGAAATTTGCCTTTGTTGGGTAAGGGATAAGCTGAATAATAAAATCTATTTCACCATTCATGACAGCAGATTCTAAAAGGTTTGATACAGGCGCCCAAAGTCTGCCAGTCCCAACTTCGTGAGAGCTTGTTGCCAATAATGCCGGATGCTCATAAGCGTAAATATTTGGGCATAATTGATGCAACAGTGCTATTGAGCCTGGTTCATCATGGCTATTATTGCCCTTAACTATAAAAACAAAATCTACCAGTTCGGCAAGACGCTTGAGGTAATTCAGCATCATGGGAACGCCGCTGTTCTTATCGTCAAAGGATTGTTTTTTCTCCCAAACATCACCGGCAATGATGATAGCGTTAATCTTCACTTCACTGCAATACTCAATCAGTTGTTCGAGTGAGTGTGCGAGCTTTTCTTTTTTAACTGGGTCGCCGTCGGCGTGGATGTCGGCGATGTGAATAAATTTGTAAATCATGCGGGCACCTCAATGCTTAACTCTGTGATTCTAAGGAATTTTATTATTTTTAATCCGTCGTATCTGATTGAAGAAAGCGGACATTGAGTCCATTCCAAAAACGATTTATCGTCTTCAAAGCAAATTTCGGTAAACAACAACGCAACGGTTTCCTTGGAGCTCTTGAATTTTTTCTCTATCCAAATATGGTATGGGGCGACTATTTTCGTTGGCTTGAAAATTTTCCACTTCGAGGAATAAGGGAATCTTAGATCGCTTAATATTTTACCATCTCTTACCACATTACCGAAAAAATGAAATTCTCCGTGCCCCGTCACCACCAAATGACCGCCTTTTAATATTGCGGCATCCGCATGCTTTATTTTACTTCCGATTGGAAATGACTCTATAAAATCTAATCGCTCTCTGTTCATAATGCCACCTCTTCAGCTTGCTTTGCTTCAAGGTGGAGCAGCTCTTTATAAACTTCAACTTGTCGGGTAAGTGGAGTTTTAGCGATGCCGACCTCTGTAATTTTACCGTTTGTTCCGGGGCGCGTCCATCCTGTTTTATCAATGAGACTGAGTATCAAGCGTGTACGTTCTGACTGCTCAAAGCACTGAAAATCACCGCATTTGATTCCGATTTCCTGTTCAATGTCGACTTGTGGCTTACTTTGTGATTCCTGTTCCGGTTCGTCTTCATCCGGAAGAATTTCAATCTGTGCATTTTCCGCCGGTGGTTTCTCTTTTGACATGGATTCAACCTGTTCAGGTGTACCGTAAATCAAATCAGCGACACCCAAGCGTTTTTCGATAAGCTTTTTACGGATTGCCAGTCTATCAGCTTCAGGTAATTCGCTTAACAAAGCGTCCTTATCTTCAATTACGCAAGGAATCAGGAACGGTTTTTTTAATTCATCAAGTGTGAATGACGATGGGAGCTTTCCGATCATCTTATTATAGCCACGTGTCAAAGCGTTTGACTCAGCAAGCGCATCGGCATGAGAGCGGCGGGCGTTAACTTGACCTAATCCCTTAGGTTTCCCATACTTATCTTTTTCGCCGGGCTTCATGAATTTTTCGCAGTCACGGAAATAATCATATTTGCCAGTAACCACAATTTCTTTCACTGACCCGTCGATTGACTTCATCCGGAATCTGATTTGATGACAAATAAAAGTAACGCGTCCCTGTTCGTCAAACTTGCGCTCAATTGGGCGGGAGTCAATAATTTGAACGCCTGCAGCTTGAGCAATCTCGTTCAATTTTGTCAAGTGCAAGCAATAAGTTCCGCTTTCGTTTTTGTAAATATCCCTGTTGTTGTTGTAGTTATCGAGAGTTGTATCAACCGTTACGACCGTTGCGCTGTATTTAAGTGCGGGATCTGTAAACTGAACAGTTTCAGGGAACAACGGAATCGTAATTGCCTTTGCCTGTTCGATAAACGTAGCAAGTTTGTTGTTGTCGTCAATCCTTGCGTCCGTAAGTTTGATTAGAGCATCGTTTTTAGCCATTATTTTGCCTCATTTTGTTTAATGATTTGAATTTCTTTGTATGGTTTTACACAAATATTTATCGCAATTTCAAAGAATGATACCGGCTTAGGAGTAGTATCAAGCATTATCGGAAATTCTCTGTACTGGAAAGTTTCCGCAAAAGGTTCTTTACGTTTATTTTTTGCCTCTGCTGACATTTTAGCCTCTGTTTAAGCGGTTAATCTTGGTTTTTCATTCTCAGTAACGCAATCGCTTTCAAATTGCGGGCGCATATCGAAATAATAGCAATTCGATCCGGGACAAACTTCAACGGTACAAGCTAAGCAAGCGGGATTTTGAACATCTTTTGGTTTCTTGCTATCGAGTTTCAATTGTTTTTCAAGGTCATAAATGCGATTAGCTTTGTTGTAGTTGTCTTTTTTGTAGGCTTCGATTATCTTTTCGGCCTCGACAGCTCTATTCCATTGTTCGTAGAAATCCTCTTCTACTCTTACCCGATCCGCCTCTTTTTTATTAAGCTTTATAATGAAGACGTAACCGAGAACGGCTGCCACAATAGTAGCTCCGATTAAAAACGCGGTAAATAATACCAGCGCATTATGGGCGTTAAGTTGAATAGTCATTTAATTTGCCTCTAATTATTTTGATGAAAAATGTCTTCTGCGATTTCTTTTGCTGACTTGATGCCACCGCCAACAGGGATTGCACGGCGCTCCGCTATCTGGAAGCTCCGTATATCGGCTAAGCGAAAACGATAGCGTAATTTTTTCTTTGAATCTGTGTAAACACGCGCCTGCAATTGTCCCCGGTTCACATAGTTTAGTACCGATGTTTGACCCAATCCGAGCAGTTTACAAGCTTTATTCAGACTAATTTCCCGTATATCGTCGCCTAAATGCTCTTTCTGGAAGCTTAGAAGCAGCTTTTCTACGTCGGTAATCTTTTTATAAAGCAATTCGTTAGTGATTATCATTTGCCGCCCGCTATCATTTTCTTAAGATTTACGATTTCAGACTTTACTTTCGATTCCATCCCCTCAACAATGTCCATAAGACGACGGCGTTCATTAAAATCAAGAACGCCGTCGCTTACGCACTGGGCGGCTGTTGCATTAAGCAGGGAGAGAGACGATGACAAAATCGAATTGGTATTAAACAGTTGTGTTGTGAAGTGGTCGCAAATGCTACTTTCTTCGGTCAAATAACCCTCGTCACGGAAAATATCCATAACGGCATCATAGATTTTCTTATCCATATTGACCGATTTATCAGAAAGTAGGTAATAAACGTCAGCATGTAGTCCTTTTTGCTCAAGTTTTGACCGCAACCATGAAATATTCCGGTCATTCTTGAATAAAATCTGTCGTATTTGCTCTTTTTCGTCCATTTGAAATTTTCTTCAATCTTCTTGAGATATTCGAATCTTTAGTGATTAGTTTTGCTTCGTAACAATTAAGATTTGGGCATAATAAGTGATTTTTCGTAAAAGGCCACAAGATCAGATTTCCGGTAACGAAGGAGCCGACCAAACCGGATATACGGCATTTGCTGCTGAAATTCCTTCTTATAGAGATGTGATTTCGGGACTTTCAGAAACGCGCAAGCCTCTTCAATTGTTAAATAAGATTCCTCTTCGAGCAATGCAGAAATCAAGTCGCGCGTCTCTTTCAATTGAGCAAGTAAAGCCTTATTTATTACCGTTTTCATCGTTTTTTGCCTCGTTTAGCGATTATTTTATTGTTTCTTCAAGCACTTCAGCGGGCTTCGGGAAGATAATAAGCGCGTCCCGGCCTTCGATTGTGCCGCGGTGTATCTCTACGGTGTCGCCAAACTCGATATTATTGTCAGACTTGAAGACGGCGGGGATCGAGATTTCTACACCCCGGTCGCCGTACTGCCGGACTTTGTATTCTGCTATTTTTACGATTGTGTTTTCCATGTTCCTTTATGCCATAATAAGTGTTAAGTTGTCGTCATTCTTACCGGCCTTGCGCTCGGTTTCAATTGCTATCGCTATTTTAGCCGCCATGCGAGCGGTTAATACTGTTGTGTCTGACTGCGAGCAGTTGCGTAACCCATCTATCGCAAGCTGACGGGTCGTGTCGTTTTTCGGTCGTTTGGTCTCGTTAATCACTTTTGCCTCTGATTAATTTGTTAAAACTACATAGACTAATATAACCGTTTTATAATGAATGTCAAGTAAAAAGTTTACAAAAGTTTCAATATTATGTAAATAGTTAATTTACAATAGTTTAGGAAAGATTTAATTTTTGCCTTATGAATTGGTCTGAATTTATAATCGAATTGCTTGAGCACGATTTGCGTATATCGTCGTTGGAAGCCGCTAATTTAACCGGCATTCAACAACCTATTATTGATCGTTGGAAGCGTGGTGATGTGCAAAAGCCACAGCGTAGTACTATAAAACGCCTGGAAGAGGGTCTCAAAATCAGGATTAATGATAGGGACATCCATAATATCACTTACAAACGTAATGAGCCGGATATTCAGGTAGTTCCGATTATCTCTAAATACAACGAATTCCCAATTATCTCAAAAGTATACGCGGGGGACGCGCCGGAAATGTTTACAGATGAAAATATTTTAGATACGATAGTGTTGCCTTATCCGAAGAAAGACAATGTTTTTGCTGTTAGAGTTGTTGGTGATAGTATGAACCATGTGATTGCTGAAGGCGACTTAATACTGGTTGACATGGATAAAGAGATTATGAACGGTAAAATTGTAATTGCCCGCTTGAGGTCAGGTAAGCAAATAATTAAGCGTTATAAGTTGGTTAGCCCTTTTGAAGTAATGTTCTATTCTGACAATGGGAACTACGATCCGATTTTTGTTAATACGAACGACATTGAAGCGATTTATAGAGTTGTTTACATATTAAAAGAAGCATAATTTAACAAGGGGGTTTCGTGAATAGGATAGCGCTTTATTTAATTTTCTTCATTCTCATTCAATTTATCGCACAAGCTCAAGATACAGTAATAACCAAGACGGGTAAAATTCTTATCGGTAAGGTGCTTTTGCAGACCATGGAATATGTGAACGTGTGTACAAGCTCGAACCCTGATAGTTGTGGATTATCAAGCGATAATTATCATGTATTTTTTAGGCAGGAAATTTCTCAAATAATCATAGACAGTCAAGATTCTGCATGGGCATCAAACAAAAAAAACAAAGAAAAACAATTGCAGACGGCCGATGAAGAGTATGCGAATAATCTAATTCATGGATATTTGGGTTTAGGGCTTGGGAGTATTAAATCTGAGTTATCAATTAATTTCTTTGTGGGATTTTATCGAAATGCTTCCGTTGGAGCATATTTCTCGTGTTTCTTTGGTGGTGGCGTGGATGATAACAAAGTATATAAGAATATTTCAGCTGATTATGCAATTAATTCCTACCATGATTCGTTTACAGGAGAGACACATAAATTTACGAATATTACTTTTGGCGCCACCTATTCCGTATCCAATAATATCATTCTGCTTTCGGGGTTGAGTATTACTTATGATGATAAATATTTGGGGTTCCACGACGAATATAGAATACTTGGTGATGGTGGAGATTACTTTACAAATCCGACAAGTTCGTCTTCTATAAATTTAAATTTGGGAATAATTATACCAGTAAGTAACTCTTACGGGTTAAATTTTGCATTTGATATTGGGAAGTCATCTTCTTTAAGTTTTGGTTTTAATTGGCATGGTTAATTGCGTGTATTTTTTTTGAAGGGATTTATTTATGAAACCATGTAAACATTGTGGACGGATACCAGATAAAAGAGCAGAGTATTGTCTTGGTTGTGGTTGTGCACTGCCAAAGCCAAAAACAGGCCTTATCATATTCGCTTCGGTTATTCTTACTCTTTTATTTTTGTCGTGGGCGATGGAAACTATTAAGAGCATTAAAAATTCAACTCCAAAACTGCCACCAAATAATGCCACGATTATGATTAGCAAGCCTACGGCACAACAACAGCGCGAAATAGACTCTTTGGCAAAAGAACGGGAAAAACTTCAAATTATACAAGAGCGCAAAGATAAAATTAAAGCAGATGCCATTGAAAGAGAAAGGGTGCGAATAGAAAAAAAATATAAAGGCGTTCTTGTCCATTATTATAATTTTGAAACATTGGAAGCCTTACAAGATAACGGCTTTCGCATGATTAGTAACGTTATGTGTACTACTCCCGACGGTAGCAGGGGAGCAAAACGGACATTCTTAAAAGATATTACTCGAAAAGTATTGAACGAACAAATAAAATATCAAATCGAATTTGCCTTTACCGAGAGATATGGTTCTGGAATTTGGTACTGGATAGACGTGGTGGTAAACGAATATGAATAATCTCTTAATATAATCCAATCAGCATATGCAAAAGATGAAGCTCATAGACTTGAAAGAAAAGCTCGAAAAACTTATCGAGTTGCGCAAATATGCCCGGTTATATGGCGGGAACATCAATTTAGGTGATGAAATCGTTACGGAAATTGACCTGAACAATGCCATTAATGAGGTCCGTGCAGAGATTCATCGGCGGGAATTCAGCTTAAAACATAATCTTTCAATGAATTGATATGAGCAACCGCGGCATTTTCATTGTTAAAAATAGTCCTTACTACTATTTAAGGTACTATGACAAGCTTCAGGAAAATCTTGAGGATCGCCGCTGTCGCATATGCACTAAAATAAACGTCACTGCAAGCGATAGGGCTGCTTATGAGCAACGAAAGCCGGGTGAGCGGTACAAGATTAAGGGCACGCCGGAATTGTGGCTAAAGGTCAAGGAATGGCGTGCGGCACTGGTACAACGGGAGTTTGAAGCGAAGACCGGGGCAAAGGTGAAAAAACAAATTTTACTTTCCGACGGCTTCAAAGAATTTAAGCGGCTTCGCTCCGTTCCCGGAATCAAAAATCAACTTCGTTCCAAAACTGTTTTGGGCTATAACTTAGCGGTTAAACATATGATTGATGCCTGTGGCGATAAAGCAATTTATTCCTATGGTGAAAAAGAGTACATAAAACTGCTTAACTACTTTGAAGATTATAAAATCAGGGGCAAAAAGATAAAGAATAAGACCGTAAAATCCCCGGCGGAGTACACATATCATTCAATGTCTATAAATTCACGCTCCAACTATACGCGCTGCTTAGCCGCTCTGTGGAAGTTCTTTGTAAAAAAGAAATACACGGATAGTAATATTATCGAAGTTGTCAAAATGGAAAGCGGTTCGCCAAAAACAATACCCCCGGCGGAGCTAATTACAATTATCAACTATTTCAAGGCCGATGTTAAGCGCCCGGAACGCTACTGGATAGTATACTTTATGCTTCTAACCGGTTGCCGTCCGTCCACCGCGTTAATGCAAATGAAAGAAGATATTGACTTCAGAAACAACATTATAACGATGCGGAACGTGAAGGCCGGTAAAGCAAAAGGCCGCAATTACTATAAATTCCCTTTGTATAATGAGCTTAAAGAGCTGTTAAGTACTGAAATGAATATCAGGCAGGGCGATTCCGGCCGTTTATTCAGTATATTTGACATCAATGAGGACAATTACACCGCGGCTTTAGCATTTTGGAAAACCGCAACGCTGTCACTTTTACGCTCAAAAAGCATACAACGGCGGTACGGATTAAAACTGCTGCGCTCCTCATTCATATCATTTTTAGTTAACGTAATGAAAATGGATATTTACAAAGTCGCCAAACTTGCGGATCACACGGACATCAAAGTTACCGATGCCCATTATGTTGATTTTAGAGTAGATGAAATACGAAAAGAACTTGACGGAGTTAAGCTCACAAGCTTCTTAAAATGATGTACACAATTTGTACACAATCCAAAAACGGGGGAGGAAATAGGGGTAAATTTTACCGAAAATCCTTATTTTTAGCCCAAAATCGAACAAAAACCTTTCTTACAAGCAGAGGGTCCGGGGTTCGAATCCCTGAGCGCCCACACGAATAAAGCCTTGTAATTAAATAAGTTACAAGGCTTTTTTGTCCCCAAAATTAACCTATAAGTTAACTATTGTACACACAGTTGTACACATTTTTTGTTCATGCCATTATCAAAGCCACTACCGATATTACCAACAAAATCAATTTTACCCACCACGCAGAAAAGGACAAATAAGGTGATAATATGTTTATGCACTTGTCATAACCTCCCACGCACCTCCGTTATACTGACACAACTTATGAAGCGTAGTATCATAAACAACCAATCCTTCTGCCGGACTCGTAATAGCCGTCCTCTGAGTCGTTGTCATTCTCGGTAACAACAATCCCTTCGTTGTACTAATCAATTCTAGAAGCGCACTAGCATTAACTGTCGTTCCTCCGATCACAAGACTACCGCTATTAATGTAATTGTCGCCGTCAGATTGAAACTTTACCGTGATCGCATCGTTGTATTTTCTGATATTAAACGTACCACCCGTTGACGATAATGCACCACCTACGTTTGTAACACCACCTAAATAACTATTACCATGCACGGCAATTGTACCCGTTGACCCGCTGCCTATTTCAAGCGTATAAGCAGGAGTAGAGTTATTTATGCCGACACGTTTATTCGTTGTATCTGCGTATATAAGATTAGTTGCAACAACTAAGCCTGTTGCCGTTACATTACCGACAGTCGTTATGTAAGTCGAACCAGTCCACGTACTAATTGCCGTATTCTCAACATTCCCTAACCCGACATCCGATTTAGTAACGCCATGCGGATTACCAGTTGCCTGCGAATGGTCATAAGCGATCTTACCCCTATCACCGCGATAAGCAGTTGCCGAAGTCTCGCCAAGTGCTATTGATGCCGAAATCTCGGTGTATGCTGTTCCGCTCCACCGGTACGTTTTATTCGTATCAAGCGCCACATATATTTTCCCGGACTCCCCCGTGGTTGGGAATTGTGAAGTATCCGCCGCCTCAATAACATCGTCAACGTATGAAGGTAACTGAGTTGAAGGCACCTTCCCATCCACCAAATCAGCCTTTGAACTTAATCCGGATAACTTAACCTGTAGAGCATTGTTTACTATCTCAATAGTCGTGCCGTCAACACTTACACTTATCGGGTTACCGGCCGATGTCTTGACCAATCCAGCACCCGCCACGTCTGAATTAATTTTATATTTATCAATTCCGCCGTCTTTAACTTCGATTTCTCCCGCCTGATTAAGTCCGGTAGTACCGCCGTCAAATGCTGTCAGAGTATCAAGGAAGGTTTTATTCGAATGTGAGTGTATGGCGTTGTACGCTGCATTTATCTTATCCATTATCGTAGATTTTATTGCCACAAGACCCGAAGAGATAGCAAGAGTAATATTATCAACTGCCACCTTAAGAGGTGATCCCGTAGACGGCTTCGATAAACCATCACCGGCAACATCAGCATTTAACTTATACATGTTTACGCCGGTATCTTTAACCTCTAACTCGTACGCCTGATTATAGCCGATGCTCTCGCCATCGGTGGGCACGGCACCGTCATCCTTAACAATCGTCCACATAGTGCCGGTTAGTGCAATTGCTATATAAATGTGTCCGTTGGCATCTTTGCCGGGTTGCCCGAGATAGTCGGGAATAGTAGTATTAACATTCGTAATTATCTTCAGCGTCTCGGATAATGTATCCAGCACATCCTTATTGCTGTGTGTGTGAGCTAAAGTAGTGCAACTTGCGAGATTTGTTTTATCAGTCCAGTCCATTAGTCCCGGGGCTTCGGTTGTCGCAAGCGGCATAGCCGCGACAAGCTCCGTAATGTCTATACAGGTAGTAGCAAGCTTTGAAGTGTTAATATTAAAAACACTCAAAATAAAATCGATTATAGTGCTTAGCCGCTTCTCCCCGTGGTAAACGTGCTCTTCAAACAATGCCGGGGACGTGCCACCCTCAACATCGATGTATATTTTATATTCGCCGTCCGGTGTTGCGTCGTGATAATAGTATCCGGGCTTTGACACGTTAGATGTTAATTCGACCGCCCCGGCTGGATATTCGTTTGCCTGTGGGACAATCCATATTCTAACTGCTGTCGAAATCGGCTGCCCGTTGCTTTGGAAATAGCGTATAAATTTTGATGTGACTGCCATAATTTTAATTCCTTATAGGTCGTTTGTCATTGTAATTTCGTCGAGCTGCGGGACAATTGCCGTACTGTCGCTTAAATCAACCGCCGCAGTTGATAAGAACTTCAATATCAGCATATCTTTATAGTCAAGCGACTCCCAATATATCGGAGTAGCTTCATCAATGTAAAACAAAACAGCATTGCCGGAACTGTCTTTGTAGGGTTCGCCATCATCATGAAGCCACAATTTAACAAGCTTGTTTTTATACTGCATGATTTCTTGTAGCTTACTTCGAGGATTCGAGAAGCGGAACAAGTTGACTCTAATTTCCAGTTCGCGTCCTTCACCCAAAGGTATAAAGGTTCTATCGCATCCAAGCTCCGATTCATGAACTATTTTTTTTACGGCTGGGTCGTTTCTTGTCACAACTGCATGTCCAAGCAACACCGTTGTTTCAATATTTTCTTCGCTCGTATAAACAAATTTTGGTGAACCTACTCCGAAAATCATTCTAATTCTCCAAGGTATAGTGCGACTATGTCGGTTTTTAATTGCGAATGGTATTTTGTCATCTCGATTATCTGATATTTCCCACCGTCATAGGCGAAATTCTTATTAAAATCTAAGTCAATCGTCGGGAATGTGAAGGAGTCAACTCTCCCATTTAACCCATTTTCACGGCCTCGGTGCAAATACCACAACCGGGCAGATAGTTTATAGGGCTCGTCCATGCCCATTCCCGGATGTACTGGATCGAAAGGAGTAGCTGGGTCGTAGCAATTGCCACCGTAAGTAACATAATAAGTAGACTCCTTTTTAATTCTAAAATCCATTGCGTTATAATCGACTTGTAAAAATTCTCCAGAAGCGTTAGTGAAACTATCGGTATTCGGATATTCTTTCGTTGTTGAACTACCATTTTTTGCACAGGTATATTTTAATAGGTGGTATTTAATTCCAATTTTGTGCCTATGTGCTTTTGGGACTTCTTGCACATTATCGACATCGTAGTAAAATAATTTATTGAAAAATGCATTACGACTTCCAATCATACCAGTCATCGCAAAGTAGGTTTTGCCGATTCTCCTTAAGACTTCGCCCAAAGAATCACCCCAATTAAATCCACTGGAGAAGAGATTATCAGTATACTTGAAATAAACGTCGTCAAAAGCGCCGTCATACTCGTCGGTCGCTTCGTTGACATAATAAAAATTTTCCCAGTCATGCGAAAAATTTAGATATGGCGGGGTTAAAGTGCTTGGGTTTACAATCTTGAATATGTCGAGTATCAAAGTCTTTAATTTCACATAAGGAGATACCGCCCCCAAGTTATAGTTTAATGGGTTAGCGGCTCCGCCAGAACTATATATTAATGATGTTTGGTTGAGCAAATCATTAAGCGATGCAACGTCAAATGTAATGGATTTATCTGATTCATCGTAGTCAACTGAATCGTCTACGACTCCACCATATAATTGTTCGGATTCGCTTTGTCCGTCCGGATATGATACGTTGAGAGATACACGGATATTGTTTTTCAAGATTCCAGTTGTCTGAAAAAACTTTGCGAACAAATAACTTTTTGCATCAAAAAGCTTAAGCGTAGCATTGCCGGGGACAAGGAATGCGTTGTCTAAATCAACAGCAATTCGCGAAGTGCCCCAATCCGCAACTTTAATACCCAAATCTTCGCCATCGACTACTGAGTTGCTGCCATCCGAATCAACTTGAAAAATGATTTTAAGGTCGAAAAAGATACCAGATTGAGGCATCGTCTTTGTATTGCGGACGGTTATGTAATGGGGGCTACTCATATCGTTTAGTAACCTTAGTCGCATTTTTATTCGCTATGTAAATGGCGTTATTGCCGATTTGTCCCTCAACTTCTATGTGGCTTATCTTTGAATTTTTATCTCTGTTGGCTTCAACGGTATTAAGATTTAATGCTCTAATGGCGTTAACTACGTCGCTATTGCCACTGGGTGCGGACGCGCTTTTATCGCTACCGCCGAATAAAATACTTTTAATAATGTTTCCGCCGGGAATTAGGCTTGTTATGCCGTCACCAATTGCACCCGCGGCACTCTTTGTCAAATAGCCGGTTAGTGATTGCATCATAGAGTCGAGCACATTTGTCCATAAACTCATTACGGTCTCGCTGAAGGTGTGGGTTTTTAGACTCATTACAGACAAAGTATTTTGCCATGAATTGGCCAACTCTGATTGCATGCTCTCAATTAATTTAATTGCATGGAGGTTGCTATCGTTAGCGAGCGACTTCGCGGCTTGCTGTTGTACGTTGTCAAGCGGGCTTTGCGCATTATAAAGCGGCTTATCCTTTTCAGATAGATTTTCATAGCCTACCGGACTATTCCAGTTGTTGCCTTTGTTCGTTGTCCCCGGCATCATTGAAAGGTTGTTAATATTATTCAGAGCGTCCGGATTGCGCATATCATAAATTTGTTTTTCGAGCTTCGCTTGCTCTTTGAGCAGTTCGTTTTTCTGTTCGGTAGTAAGATTTTCCTTTTTCATCATTTCAATTTTAGAAAGGAAAATATCAAGACTCATAGTAGTTGTTTTACCAAGAAGTTGCTCTTGCTCGATTTCGGCTTGCAGTTGTTTGATTCGGTCGTCGTTAGCTTTTTTGATAGCATCTAAATCTTTACCGCCGCCGCCATTGCCGCCGCCTGTGCCGCTACCGTCTCCCGCTGCTGCGTCTGTGAATGTTACTGAATCTCGATTATCTTTTGCAATTCCGTGATATAAGGCCTTCGCAATATCGGCACCGGGAGTGAGAGCGCTCTTGTAAGCGCCCTGAATTTGTTCCCCCATATTTTTTATTTCTTTTATGGTGTCCGAAATCATTGCGGTAATACTGAATTTTTTCTTATACCAATCCGCCATTAGCGCAATGGGATTAAATCGCACGATAATCGCTGCGACTGAACCGACCGTTATTCCAAGCAACATTAAAGATTCAACAGCCGCAACGCACACTATACCAATACCACGAAGTACATCGGCAAAGCTCATTAATGACTTACTATTTGAATCGAGATCACTTAATTTTTGAGATACTTCATCGAGTTTATTGGCAACTGGGACTAACGCTTCACCGGCCGCCCGTCCGATTGCCATTTTAAGATTATCCCATTTTACAGAGAGTGAACCAATCTGATCTGCGAGGCTTTTACTTGCATTATTGACGTCATCCATTGTCAAGCCGGACGCTTTAATAATTGCATCAAGACGGATTTGTTTTTGAGTTTCGGCATCGAGTTTATCAATCGTCGTACCATGTTGAGCGGCGCCCTGCTTAACAAGCTCATTATATTTGGCTTTCTCGACGCCCAGTGCCTTCATCGCCTTTGCGGATCCTTCGGATGCCGCAATTACCTTGTCGAATCCCTCGACGGCGGTACCACCGTAAGCCTCAGCAGCCTTGTTGGCCATGAGGAAAAGAATAGGCTGTTTTGTAAGCTCAATTCCTAAGTCACTGGCTTGATTAGATAATCGTATTAAATCACCTTTTTTTACTGTTTCATCGGTCGCTTTGGTAAATAAACGAATATCTTCAGTGCTACCCTTAAAATATCCTTCCATTTCGGCTAATTCAGCAGCCCCTTTAATAGCGGTGGCAAAAAACGTAGCTACAACTTTCGCGGCGAAGGTTCCCACTATTGTTTTTCCGAGAGATAAAAAAGAACTGTTCATTTTCCCGGTTGCCTCTTCGGACGTAGCACCGAGTCCGTGCAGTTTTTCATTTACATGGTTAAGCTCCGTCTTCGTTCTTTCGATAGAAGAGAAGTCGTCATTAAGCTTCATTTGCTCTGCTAATTGCGCTTTGAGTTGCTTTTGATAGGTTTTGACTTCATCAAGTTTCATTTTAGCGACTTTAGTGTCGACATCAAGCTTGAATTTGTCAAATTCGGACTGAATGGTTTTAGTCACCTTTGCAAAATCGGAAGTCATTTGCGCAATGGCTTTGTCAGTCTTCGCTAAAACCTCAACGTAAAAACTTGAAAGCGGTTCGCCGTTGCTCATTTCAAAATCCCTTTTTCTTTCCAAGTCTTAATATGCTGTTCAAGTTGGTCTACCTCTTCGTCGTCGGTTGTTGTTCTAAATTTGCCCATGCCTTGATTGAGCGCGACATTGTTAAATAACTGCTCTAAATGGTCTCTGTATTCAATTATAGACAACTTTTCCACATCGTTAACCTTAATGCCGTAAACTATAGCGATTTGATGCTTAGCTACTTTACGGCTAATTACTGTTCGCTGTTCGCGTCCTTCGGTTCCGGCACTACTTTTTTTTTATTGCCTTCAAGCTCTTGTACGTCCTCAATACACTTATTAATGTCGGACATGCTAAGCTTTAGTATTAGATCAATACGACCTTTACCATATACGAAGCGGCCATACTTGAATATTCTCTGCCAAAGCGGCTTCTTGACTCCCGCGGACTTTATGGAATCATTAATGATTTTACCGAGTCCATACAGCACTTTTCGGTTATTTGTTTTGTCGCTGATTAACTCTTCAGCGGTAAACACGTCAATCGCCATGCGTGGTGCCATCTCATAGACGGCACCATCAAGTGTAATTGTTTTCATTAGCTAATAATCGCTGTTGTTACTGCACCGTCGAATTGACCGGAATAGGTAACTTGCACATCCGAATCAACATCGCCGGAAATTTCAAGATCACCAATGATGCCTTGACCGCTGTATGCTTTTTCGCCTGATCCACCCGTATCATAGTCAGCGACTAATTTAATTGAGTTCACCATATTGCCGATTGGGGGCAATACCCCTGCAAGTTCAGGTGACAATTCAGGAACTCCTTGCCAGACGCTATCATACGTCTGGATAACGTAACCGCCTTTAACATCGGTCGAGTGTCCTACTTTTTTGAACTTCGTAACTCCCGTTATAGTTTGATCTGCACCCAAACTGACAACAACGTTTCTCGCAATTGCGTCATTCGTCAACAAGTCCGCGACCTCTGAATTCATGACTAAGGTCAACGTTGTTGCACGCGTCGGCCTATCAGCACCAATATTCGTTTCTCCAACGGGGGTATTGGTCGTGTTAATTTCTTTGATCGGATACGAAACTTTATAGTTAATTGACTTAATGGCAACTGAGTTCCCACCGATTGTTATTCCGACTTGATCTCCGGGTATGATGTCGCCAAGCAAACGTGCTTGATTAGTTTCACTACAAGATTCCGCCGTGATTGCTTCAAATATCATTCCTTGGGTGTAAGACCTATCTCCGGCTGCAAACGTGCCAGCGGCGACAAAGTACTTTTTACCAACCTCAAGAGTACCTGAAGTTATCGCGGCCCCGTTGGGGGTATAAAGAAAACCCGATGCCTTGAAAGTGCGCTTCGCTCTACCCATTGCGCTTTCTGAACCGTCGGCATTGGTCGTCGAGTCCGTTTGATCTTTTTCGTTATAGTCGGCACTATAATCGACCTTTTGAATCGGGTATTCTCTACCGCCTGCAAAAAATCTTGTTAATTTTCCATTAGCTGCTGCCATGTTCGTAACCTTTCTAAATAATTATTTTTCTTGTAACCTGAATAAAAATTGCAGCACGACCATTGTCGTTTTGTCCGGAAGAGAAATTGCCTTACACGGTATTTGATTTGTAACGTCTATAACCTTATGCCGTGCACAAGTGAAGTGTTCCGGATGTGAATCATAATACTGATAAATAGTGTTTGCGATTGTTTCAATACCCGTTGAGTCGGTTTTGCCGGAATAAATGTTAATCTGGATCACTGAGTTATGAAACCTTGTTGCCGAATCTCTCGAAGTGTCCGTATTGACATCGCTATATACTGCGTACGGGAATACCGCACTTGCGGGACTTTGCAAATGATGTAAGCCGCCAGTAAGTCCGGTAATTGAGTTTGCAGTTGCTGCTATCGCAGAGCGTAAGTCATCGGTCATTTGTTTAATATCGCTTCAATTTTATCTTTATTCTCTAAAATCGCAGGCCTTAGAAATGGCTGCGGCTTTATGCCCGGCCATCCCGGACGCCCTTTGCCATTCTCTGCTTTATCGCCCGTACCAAATTCAAGATAGGGTGCGTATTCCTTATTAGTTCCAATTTTCACAGAACATTCTTTTTCGTCAACCACATAGTGAATGTCGTCACGCAAGTCTCCTGTTCTATACGGAGACTTTTCTTTAGCGGTAGTCGTTACCGCTTCGCCAACCAAAGTCAGTTTATCAACAATGGTTTCCTTAAGCGCTTTTTCAAGTTTGCCGGGGTCAATATTGAATGTACAAACGGCGCTTAGCATTATTTCTTCACCAAAAAGAAGATAAACATGCCAATAAGCCAGACGACAAACGTAAGTCCAATCGCTCCGTAAGCCGCATATCCGAATTTTTCTGTTTTCGTTACTTCTTTTTTTTCTTTACTGCTCGTATCTGGTATTTGTAGTGGGGACTGCGTCAAATCAATATCGGCCGTCCCTACATATTTGCTTGCTCCGCTTATATCCTTTGGGGCTTTAGATTTTTTTGGATATAATTTTACGTTTGTTGTGCTTACATGACCCAGTGAGTCAGTCGTTGTCGCAGTACCCTCAATATATGCCGAATCAGGCAATGAGGAAAAAACGTCGCGGATCTTCACCGCATCGCTGTCGCTTGCGTTTTTAATAAACAGTGGAACGCTTGTTTTTACTTCAGGGATTTCAACTGTCTTTAACTTAATTTCTTGAAGGACCTCTTTAGTTGAACAACTACAAAGCGCAAACATCATTGCGATAGTCGCTAAAATCAGTAATATGAACTCTGCATACTTTTTCATTTATAACTCACTAAAACGAACCATTTAATGCGGAAATAGTTAGCCGGTTGTATTGAGCGAATACGCTTATATACTCCGTCGCCGTCGCTCTGACTGCCTGAAATGCCGCTCGAGGTATTGCCCTCTACTGTATTGCCTGAAATGCCGCACCATCTTTTAATTGTAAAGGCGATATGCCCGGAAATTGTGTTACCTTTTTCCCAACCCACGATAGATCCCGCGGGGACGCTTTTAATCTTCATTAGAACGTCATTCGCTTTTATAAGTCCAGGGCTTTGCTTGAATGACCGTGCAAGTCCCGAACGAACAGCGGGGGATTTAACATGTCCGGCGGTAAGGCAGTAGCTCACATACGCAGCACACCACGAATCGCCTTTATGCCGGCCGACGGAGTGCAGAAACATTTCAACGGCTTTGCCGTCGTTATGCCCGGTTAGCTCTTTAGTGCCAACGTAGCTTAAAGCAGTATCTAAGTGCGGTTGTGCATTAGCTGTTGATAATAGCAGCACCAACGACAACGCAAATACCAAGCAGGTAAAGCGCATAAGCGATATTGCCTTTTTTTAGTTCTTCGATTGTGTCAATGGATGGCATTGCGAACTGGTCGAATACCAAAAAAATAAGTATGCCCAATACGCCTTTAGCGAGTCCGAGCGTAAATGATGAAAACTCGATAAGCCAGTTATAAGTAACTACAACAACGATTATCGTTACAACCGTCATTATAGCCACTACGCGGGCGGTCGTGTTTTTGAAAAAGTTTTTAATTGAGCTCATCTTACCTGTGACCCATAATTAAACTTGCAAAAAAGCCGATTACTCCGGAGAGAAGATTACCGGCGGCTATTGCGCCCATCAAGCGATTGCGTGATTTCTCAAGCGACCGGATGCGTGTTTCGTGATCGTATGTAGTTGCGGGTGCGTTTGTTTCAATGCTTTCAATTTTCGTTTTAATAACACCAACATCTACCATAAGTTGATTTATTTTATCTTCAAGACTCATATCGCTCCTCTATTTCGGTTTATGTGAATGATATTGAAGTATCGTAAACGCAGTCCACTTGCAGAAATTCGTCAAGCTCATGCGGGTTATCAATTACCTTTATATCATACGTCTTTCCGTCTTTAACAATCACGTCACCGCGATTGAGTGTATTCGACGCGTCACAATAAAACCGGTGTGTAGTAGTCCAATTTTCTTTTTCGTTTGTAATTTTTTCGTCACCTGACAGAAGTCTTATTCTACCCGAAATAGTTGCTACCGTCGCATAGGATGCAGTTAAATTGCCGTTTACTGTTGATTCAGTGCGGCGCTTGATAACAAATCCGGGGATGAATAAGTCGCTTATCATTACCACTGCACCTTTCTAAATGGCGATAATTCAGTAAGTATAGACTTCGGGTAATCGCCAACGTAGGCCGCTGTATAATCAGCGAGACCGAATGAGCTAAGCCCACTGGCAATATGTTTGTTCATATCAAATGAAATCATTTTTGAGGCGGTAAGTTTGAGCATCATTGGAAAAAACACCCGCGTAATTCTAATCCATAGCAACGAAGCTTCATCGTACAGGGTTGTTCCAGCGGCAAGTGTAAGTTCTCCAGGGGCGACCGTGGCAATCGTATATATGTTGTCGTTGTTGCGGGAACCTTCGACGCAAATATCAAAGCCATCCATAAACCCGGCAATGACAAACTCCTCGCTGTCGCATTTTATTTTCCGCGTTGACGCTTCAAAGGAGATATTGCTATTCTGCAAAATATTGGTTGCCCGATATATGGCGTTATTCTCGATGAAGTGATTTTCAACCTTGAATTTATTATTGCAGTAGCTGACAATGAAGTTTTGCACGCAAGGAATAAGCGCATCAATAAGGGCATCCTTAGATGTGTCGGCGCTTGCTATTTGCAAGAATGTTTTAGCTTCAGCTCTTGTTACTATCGGCATAGTGATTCTTTAATAAAATGGGGGACATGCCCCCATCAATTAACGAGCAAGATATACCTGATAGATGTCAATCGCTCCAGTAGTCGCGGCGGTTGTCGTAATAACCGCTTTAACATACCGCTTCGTGTTCGAAGGTGGAACGAATCTTTTAAGTTCTGTTCCTGCTGCGACCGTAGAAGGTCCGGGATCCGCACCGGTAACGGTGTAAAGGGTCTCAAGCGTTGTATAGCTCAAGTTGTCGTCACTGTGTTGTAATTCTACGGTCAGGACTTTGTCCTTTGTGACCGAGAGACCGGTTTTAACCTTAGCAACGATTTCAATCGCTCCAAGAACACCGCCTAATTCAAACACTCCGCCATTCCCATCGGCTGATGTATTGGTCGGGAGAGATTGAGCTTTAGCAAGGTAGTCGCTTGATGCGATAAGTTCGCCGTTATATTCTAATTCGTTTGCCATTTTTCTAACTCCAATTTTTTATTAATCATGCCCGGCTTTCGCCGGGCTTAAATTATTTCATCGCTTAATTAAAACGATACGTTTGCTTCAGTACCATCAACGAAGTTGTATGAAGTGACGATCGGGATTCCGTTCCAACGATCAAAGGCGGTGTCGAAATTCTTATCGTTGACCGTTGTCATCAACTGAGTTGTTTTCAGTCCATACAAAGCTGACTTTACTTTCGGGTGCATAAAGAAAAACGTTCCGCTGTTTGAAGCACGAACTAAATCAGCAAGCTGATTGAGCATGTCGGCGGTCGGAACTTTCTTTGTCGATGAAGTGAGGTCAATGTTTGCAAGTACTGCAACGCTAAGCGGATTAGCGCACTGCATTCCGATGTATGATTTATAGCGCACTGCATAGCCATTGATGGCTTTTGTCTCTCCGTTTTCGGTAACGTTGATTTTCATCAAGTTACCGCCGTTGAGAGCTTGAACATCGAACATTGCACCGTTTGAAAATCCGTTAGGGGAATAGAGACCAGTCGTCTCACCGGGGACGAAACGAACGGCGATAATCGAATAGTTAGTTCCGGCTGAACCGCCCGCATTGACTTTCTTTGAATTTGCAATAGCGTAGGCGCGGAGGTTGTTGTACAGAATCGCATATTCAGTAGTCATACCGGTTTTACGCAAGATTGCGGGCTCTTGGCGTGCGAAATATTTAATCGGACCGCCGAACTGTCTTGCCTTGTCCTCGCCGACGGTTGCTTCACCGCCCATGATAGACAGATCAATTTTTTTCAAGCGTGATTTAAGTCCAACATCCGGGAGTACCGAATCTTGATCGACGAACCCGCCGCCGATTACCTCTTGTACCTCTTCGTATACGTTCCACAGTGAATGCGAAGCCGGTTCAAATGGGATAATATTCAGGATGGGGGCCTCCTGAGTGACATAGTCAACCTGCTTAGGTTGTTTCTTCGCGAACTGGACAGCAAGTTCTTTTAACGTTGCCATGATTTTTTCTCCAAATACTTTTCTTGAAAAATGTTTTTAATTTTTACCAAAAACATCTTTGCTATAAAAATCCTCAGTTGACATTTCCTTTACCGGCTCGTGTGTATTGGGGTCTGCCGGGTTAGCGGGGTCGCCAGTGATTATTGTTTCGCCAAACAAAGGCTTATAGTCCTCTTTAAGCACTTTGACTTTATCGTCAAAACCCTTAATGGCACCATTTTCATCAAGTTCGAGCTTCGCAAGATCAAATTCCTTAGTCAAGAGCTTCAAGTTTTTTGGATTCTTGACTCCGGCGGCGGTTAACGACTCCTTGAGTATGGCCTCTTTTTTAATAAGACTTGCTTCGGCTTCTTTATCGGCAATCTTTTTTTCAAGGTCGGCGATTTTCTGCTCGGTCGTTTTCTGACTATCGCCGGTTTTATCCAATTCGGCCTTTGCGGTTTCGTAATCGGTTTTGAACTTGTCGCGTTCGGTTGTCACCGCTTTCAGCTTATCGTTGACATCGTTAAACTTTTCCTTCGGAATATAACTACCGTCATTGACGATAATATCTTTTCCGTTTAGTTCGGCTTCGATTTTCGCGATAATTGCAGCATCACCAACAATCTCTTTGAGTTTTTTTAAGAAAGACATTTTTACTTACTCCTATTTTAGTTTTTTATGGCAGTTACCCTCCTGCCTAATAGTTAGCTTCTTTATGCTGTGGCTTTAGAAACAGCTAATTAATTCGTAGGGGAAAAGTAAAAAATGAGAGGGGGTAAAAATACCTAATTGTTTTTAGGGGTGGGCAATAAAAAACCCGCCGAAGCGGGTTGTGAAGTTTAGAAAAATAGGTCGAGAAAATTATTTAATAATAACCTCTACCGAATATCCGAGGGCATCGGTAATGCTTGATAGGGTCGCAAGCGTGATGTTCACTTTGCCCGACTCAATGCGAGCGATTGCCGACTGCTTCATTTCTGTTATTTCGGCTAATTGCGATTGAGTAACGCATTTTTCTTCGCGCATTTTTTTTAATCGTATAGCGACTATCTCAGCAAGAAAAAAGTTTTTTAAGACATTAATAGCCTGTTCGGGAATTTTCCCGGAAATTTTTTCAATAACCTTGATTGTTTTGTTATCGCCATACTCCGCGACATGGTAAGCGTTGAGTAAATATTTAGTAGTATCGCCGTCCACGTGCATCCATTTGTTTGGGTCTGGACTGCATTCAAAAAAAGCCGGGTAATCTTTTTTAAGTTCTTTTTTTGAATCAAATTTGCCAATAAGTGGGGCAGTCAAGCTTTTGTTAAAAGAAATTACCGCATATCTCATTTTATACCTCAAAATTAATTTGTTGAATATTAATAAAATAATCCGCCATTCGCCGAGGCGTTGCCTATCTCTTTGGCCTTTGAATCAGCCAACCAGTCAGGCACTTCAAAGCAATATCTTCCGTCAATTACTTGCTCTGACCGTATTTGCGATATAGGCAGCCATATTGAACGAGGACCCGAAGCCGAAAAGACTGCGATTAATGGAAGTATTTGAATTGCTTTTTCTGTTCTTTTTCTAATTTCGGTTGCTCTGATAGTTGTCATTTTATTTGCCTCAGTTATTGTGTTAATTACTGATGTAAATATATAACATATATGTTATAATGTCAATAGGGGGAACAAATTATTTTTACAGGCGTGATTTTCGTCACATGGGGTTAGAGTCCGATTATCTCAGAGGCGACAGTGCACGTGCAATTAATATCTTCAGCGGCAACGCCGGATAGTCCGGGGCCGGGTGTCTCGATGCCAGAAGGGAGCTTAAATATTCCGTCTTTGTTGGCAAGAACGCCATTCATTCGTTTATGTTCTTCGCGCTCGCCTTTGCGAGATTTGTGAAGCCATTTCTTGCGTATTTCCAGCCCAAGCCGTTTCGCGGATCCGTTAGCTTTTTCGAATGCCAGATCGCGCGCCGCATTCTGGACTCGATGTGTTTCGGTGCGAACAATCGTAAGCGCCCGGCCGCCTGCTATTTCAGTGCGTTCGGTAATCGCCTTGGCGACTTTTGCGTAACCTTTGCCCTGAATAAGTCCTTGAGTAATTTCTTGACGGATAGTGTTATTAAGCTGCTGTATGTGGTCGGCGGCACGTTCGCCCCACTGTATGCGGTCAAGAGGGTTAAGCACGGATGCTTTTACTGCTTGCGGGTTAAGCAAACCAAAACCGCTCTTAACGCCCAACGTTTTTTGTATCGCGGAGCCGGTAAGATTGTAACTTTCTTCGTAAATACTGGTAATGCTTTTAGAAATTGTTTTAGTACCTTTTTTATAAAGTTTCGCCAGCTCAACTTGAATGTTGTTCTCAAGATTTGTCAACCTATTATAAGACACCATGTCCGAATAATTAACATCATTGCCGTAACGTTCGTACATATCGGCAATTTGTCTTTTGATGTTGCCAAGTGCTTCACGATAGGAGTTGCGTAGCTCTTTTTCGTAACCGACAAGCATGTCGTCAATGTTTGTGTCTGCTTTTTTCAGCAGTTCGCCTAAACGGCGATTCATTTCATCGTGTGTCACATCGCGCCGCTATTGTCTATGTTCGTATCGGATAGAAGATCAAGCTTTGGGCTGTTTGCCTCTTGCTCTTCCAGTCTCTGCAATTCTTTTTGAACGTCGCTAACCCACGGGTGGTGCTCAAGAATAGTTTCGTCACTGATAATGCCTTTACTCTTTTGGGCACTGTCAATAATTTCAGTCTCATTGAAGATGACAGATTTATTAAATATCGGTTCGAAATTTGAAATATCAAAAACAGAGCCGGTTTTAATTCTCGAAAATTCGCTTACAAACCAAGCCAGTTCTGCCAGGGCATATGACATTTCAGTTATCAGAATATTGCTCTTGATGTCAAGCCCCGCGTACATGAACTTGAGCGCAATGCCGGACGGGCTTATTGTCATATCTTTTGTTTTGGGATTAACTCCCATGCCGAAGACGAATATATTATCTTCAAGACGTTCCATGTGACCGTCGTGAGCCGTATCTGGAATATCGAGCTGTTTGGGTTCAGCTCCGCCTGTCTCTCCGACTTTTAAAGCATTATATAAATTTAAGTTCGTCATAAACTCCGCGAGGTCGGTTCCCTCATAGCCCCTAAGCACCCATATAGCTTTTGCGATGTCAGCAAGATTATTCCCCATTTTACTTAAATCATAATCGTAATTATCAATAAGCGATTTTGTAAACGTAAGATCGCTTTTCTTTTCGTCGTTATTGCGAAGTTCGATAAAAGGTACGCGCCCCCATCCTTTGCCGCTGCGATTGTTAGGCTCTATTGTGTTGTATTCGTAAAAGTGATAGCGCGGGTTAACGGTCTTGTCTCCATCGGGGATGAAACCACCACTTGGGGTTTCGGTAAAGAAGTAAGTTTTTTCTTTATCCCAAATTTCTACTTTGTAAAGCGTTTGCGGCGGTGACATTTTCGACGCTTTGTAAATGAAGGGGTAGTATCTGATTATCGAAGTAAGTTCTTTTTGGTAACTCGAATCATAGACGGGAATAATTTGCGTCGCCGGGATAATAACATAGTCGAAGTTCCCGTAAGCGTTTATAAATACATGCAAGTATTCAGCGCCCTTATTGGATGCCCCGGTAATAAGACTTCTAAAATATTTATGGCGTTGTTTTCCAAGTGTATTATTCATGAAGTTAATAAACTGTTCATCGCCGGAAAAGGTAATATTGTTGCCTGATATGTAACCGGCTTTTTGATCTACTAATACGCGGTGATAGGCATTAACGATGCGATTATTTGCCGCGTTCTTATTCGTTTGAGAAACTCCGTCGACAAAAAACTTTTGAAAGTCAACTTGCAAAATGTCATGCTCGCCAATATAGTACTTATTGCCGTCGCACATGGCTTTCTTTTCAGGGCTAAGCATATCGGCTTTAATGAGGTCTTGTATAATGTCGCTGATTTGAGTGTTCGCGGCCTCTTCAAGCTGCCATTTAATTAAGTCCGTTTGTGTCAAATACATTTGTCAAGTTCCTTATGTTAAAAATTCTATGCTATTCGGTTTTTGTATATTTTCGGCAACGCCGGTTGTTGCGTCCTCTGGATCATCATGTATATTACCGCCTTCTTTCTGATAACTATTCATCATTGTATAATATTCCGGCCAGCGGTCTTTCCAGTTTACGGGGAAGTATAAATGATTCACAACGAATGAGGAATTAGAAATAATACGAGCTCGTTTATTTTGGCTTTGATGAAACCATTTTACAGAGGTTCGAAGCGTATTATATTTTTCGCGCAAGATACGCTCGACGTTGCGGGCAAAACCACGGCCGCCGTTGTTGCTTTCGATCTTCGCTTCATTTACTCCGCCGTCAAACAGCATTTTAGCTGTCGCGGGTTCGGTTACTTCCATTGCCTCTTTAGTGCATAGCACATCGAGTATATATCCCTCACCGCGATAAACGCCGTAGTTGATCGAGACAAGGTAATCACTGCCTTGATCGGCTGTGTCGGTATAATTTTTTATAGACTCAAAAAGTATGTTACCCTTTTCATCTTTTGGTATCTCGGTGTATGTCTTAAATGCCTGGTATAAGCGCCCCTTAACATCAATCGGCTTTTGGTCGTAGTTAGCTTCGAAGATTTCAGCGGTCATATTGCGCTTCAAGTATTCGTACCGCTCCTTATTAAGCAGCGATTCACAAAGCATCTTATCTTTTGCCTTATCGTAGGCGGTTAAACAAAGAACATACCACTTTGAGGCATCCTCGCTATCCAATATGCGGCCGCATAAATCGCCTTTAGCCCAACGAGTCATAATTATTACTTCAAGCGGTTGACCGCCTTCGGCGCTAACGCGGGAAATGAATGTGCCGGTGTACCATTCCCATATTTTTTTAAGAACGTTTTCGTTCAAAGCCTCGGCGGCATTCTTAATTGGATCGTCAACAATGAGAACCGTGCCGCCCTTACCGGTTACGCTGCCGCCAACGCCCGCGCCAAGGTAATTAAAGTGCTGTCCTTCAAGCGCCCATTTTTCATAAGAAGAACTTCCACGCTTTATTTTCGTGTCCGGAAATATGTCTGAATAAACTACTTGTTCGTCAAGTTTTTTCACCTCTTGAATTGCGTCACGAACGTACTTAGAGAAATCTTGAGCGGTATTGTCGTTGTAAGAGCCAAGGATGATTCTTTGATTCGGGGCGTTGCCTAAAATCCAATCGCAGAAGTTTACGAACGTTCTTGACTTACCGTGTTGAGGCGGCATATTAATCATAAGCTTGCGATACGGTATGCCATCCTTGTCTAATAGTTTTCCCTTGAAAAACTTTGTAAGCGTGTCACACAAGTTAATTAGGTGTTCTCGGTCTTCGCGATAAAATTCAGGAGAGAGCAGAGAGGAGTATTCCCAAAGATCGCGGCGGGCTAATTCGAGCCGCGCCTGGTTCTTTAAGAATAATATTTCTTGTTTAGTCAGCGTCTTCGGCATGCTCGTTCTCTGATTCGGTTTCACTAAGCGCAATAGCCGCCTTTAGCTCTTCATCACTCCATTTAGATAGATCAAGTCTTGGGGTTTGGGTAATGTTAACGTCCTTCGTTTCGGCGGGATAAAGACCAAGCAATTTTTCTCGATCCTGTGCAACCCTTAGGGCTAATTCGAGATTTGCGACAAGAAGTAGTTTCCCGTTTTCATCAACAACGTCTTTGTTGTAAATAAAATTAGGGTTTTTCGCTTGTTGAAATAAGTAGTCGCGATCTCGAAGTGCTCTCAGAAATGCCTCTTCTTTATTTTGGGCACCGATTTTTTTTATTTCTTCGCGTGCCGCCAAAATTAATCGGACTGATTGACGTTTTTTCAAATTAAACCGCTCACTAACCACGTCGGTTAATTCTTTGCACCTCTGCTTTTGCAAATACCTGTCATTGAGAAGTATTAATTCTACGACTTCATCAACGCGCGCCCATGTGAGGGCGGTATGCCCATCTTTAGTTCGCGGCATGATTAGTCCCTATCAACACGCTTATTCATGGAATCCTTTATAATTTGTGATTATGTGCTCAATAGACTTATACCCCAATGGGTAATCTTCGCAGAGTTGCTTAATGGCGTTGTCCCGGCTCCAGTGTTTTCTATACTCCCGGTACTTTTTCCAAATCTCGATATTGCGCAACGGGATTTCTAAACGTTGTAAAATTTCATCTGCATTGACTTCATGCCGATCACAGACTGCTTTAATTTCCGAAACAAAAACGTCGCAACTCATACGCAAATCTACTTTTTTGAAATGTTGGAAAATCCCTAATTTTTATTAGGGGGATTATTGCTAAATATTACTATGGCACTCGGGAACGGAGCCGAGTTTTTAGAATCATTAAATTTTAATCTTCCCCGTATGAATCTGATTTGCCCCCTCATGCAGTAATCATGCCAGTATGCAGTATCTGTGCGCGCGGGAATCAAACAAACAACTAAAGCCCCATGCTTTGACTCTTCGTAGGCTTTTTTTATCCAATCCTTAATTTGCCTACCATATGGCGGGTTCATGAATACAGTCTCATTTCCCCAGGACTGCAAAAGCCCATTTTCTTCAATGGTGTAATGTTTATTACATTTTGCATTCTCGTGTGTGCAACACGGATCTAATGTAAAATGGAACTCAGAATTTAATTCGTCGAATAAGTTTTGCGGAGTTGCCCATTCATTTGTCAACGAGCTAAACAAGGATTTATTTATCATTCTTCGCCTCGATTAATTGCTTTATCTTCCCGGCAACTGCAAAAGCGGGGAAATCTCCCTTGAAGTCGTCGCTTGTAAATCTTAACAGAGTCCAACCATACATAGCGGCGAGGTTATATTTTTTACAATCGGTCGCGTATCCCTTGCCCCGGACGTGACGACCGCCGGAATGAACGCCGCCCTCATATTCAACTGCGATCATGTAAGAGGGCAGAGCAAGGTCAAAGCGAAAGCGGCGATCTTCACAGAATTTATACTCGCGTTTAATCAGAGAGGCATCAATACCCAAGGCAATTAATGCCGTAACAATTTCGCCAACGTAGTCACGAACAGGCTTAACCGCTTTTGTTTTTTTTGTTTTTGGAATAATTTCGGAATATTTTTTATCCAGTTTTACAAGTGCTGAATTATTCCAACCGCTGAATCGTCCGCCCATTAGTTTAGCGCCCTTACGGATATTATATTCACTCGAGGAATGCTGATCGTATCTGCATATTGAGCAGTCTCTTTGTCGCCTTCGCTTTTTGAAAGAGACAGGCAAATTGCTTCGGAGTTTTCGCTAACGAAAAAACCCACACTCTTACACTTCACAATTCTTGGTTCGAGGTCTTTTCCATCTCGCCATCCTTGATTAAATGATACATCCGTCCAGCCTATTTCGTAAATGTCGCCTTTAATAAATTTTGTCGCTATCCTCATAATCTCTTTCGAAAACGGAGCGGCTTCTTGATCTTGCAAATGATTCTAAATGCGTATGCGATACGCTTGAAGAGATTTGCGTTGGTGAGCGAGACAATAGCCTCGTTCATTGAGAAGTTGATGCGTTCGTTAACTTCACGCCTGATTTTTTTACGGGTGCCACCGTTCATAAAAGACGCTCCTTAATGTCCTTAATAAATGAGTCTATGGTTTCCTTTGAAGCGTTTTTATAAATAAATTTCATGCCTTGATTATAGGCAGAAATTCCAACGCCCGCACCGATAATAAATGAAATTATAATAGCTACAATCATGAGATATACTCCTTTTCGATTTGTTGTCCTGATTTTGTTAATTTGCTAATTACGGTCTTCGCTTCATCCTCAGTGAATAATTTAGCATAGTGAGAGTTGGTCGTATGTCCACGCCCGGGTATAAGATAATACTGATTCTTACCGATGCGGATTTTAAGCTTGATGTTACGTTTGATTTCTTCCATGTCCGATTTCTTCCATAAATTAATTTTAAGAGCGTTTTTCTGTCAAGCCCCAACCGATGTATGGCTAAGCTGTTTTCGTTTAATGTACCCACGTTCCACGCTGTTTCACGGGGTATCTGATTATTCTCCGTGCTTGTAATAGTCACTTTATGCCACTCATAAGGTTGTCTCCGCTTCCATTTTTGGCAACACGTACATTTGGAGCTTCAACAGATTTTTTAGGAAAACTGCCTTATCAATCTCCATAACTTCTTGCGCTGTAAAGAGTTGCGGGTTTTCTTTGTAATACTTCGCTAATTCGTTTAACTCTTCGTCACGCTTTTTGTCTTTTTCCAGCTGCTCAATATTATTTTTCTTAACCCGGTCAAAATCGGCTTGTTTTTGTTCACTTATTTTGCGTTTTTTCAATATTTCTTCGCGTTTTGCAATGAATTTGTTTCTCATAATGCCTAATAAATACCCTGTTGTGTCCCTGTCTGACTGACCTAATGCGATAAATGAGTCGTGAATAATTTCTCTAACGTCTTTGTCGGTTATGATGTCGTTATCGGAATTTTCAGCTATGAGATCAAGTACCGGTTCGACATCAACTTCGAAGACAACTTCAGAACGATTTGCAAAAGTGAGAAAATGGGCTTCCACAAAATCAGGTAGTTTCTTGTCCGAAAAATCGTCCTCAAAAAAAGCAGAAGCAGCACACTTCTTTCTTCTACTTTCCTTTCCTATTATTTCCTTTCCTTTCCTTTCCTTTCCTTTGTATAAAACTTCGCCCGAACTTTCTTGATTTTCGCCCGAAGTTTTAGAAACTTCGCCCGAAGTCTCAATTTGAGGCACTTTTTTTGAGTTGCTTCCGGTCTTATATCTGCTGCGCGCAGCTTCTCGTTTTTGAGAAACCGCCGTTAAAATCTCTTGAATTTTTTCCGCTGTAAACTTGTTTTCGCCTATCTCTTGTATGAGGGAAATTTCTTCAGATTTTAACAAGTTTAAGAAGTCTTCAAGCTCCGAAATTTCAAGCTTCAACAGATCCGCAAGCTGTGCTTTATTGCGCTTTGTTGAAAGGTCAAGGATGCAGCTTTCTGACTCCGCAATGATGTCAAAGAGTGCCCAAACCCGACCGAACATCGCCCATCCCTGGTCGCCGTATTCAGCTCGCAAGAGAACAAATTTTGGATGCCTGTATGAATCAGTTCTGTGTTGGTAGTATGTGAGATTATTTTTCATTTTAGGCAGTCATGAGTAATTTTTGAAAAAATTGTTTACGTGCTTTCAGTTCTTCAATCGATTCCAGATCGATGTTTTTGCCGCCGTTCTCAATCCATTTCGAGTGAGCAAAACGGAAATCAGGCTTAATGTTTGGATTGCCCTTTACCTGCCTTAGAGCTATTCTCTTAGCTAAATCTTGACACTCACCACGCAGCTGCTTTTTCTGTAAAAATACTGGAGAATCGGGCGTTATAATTTGCCGTGTGTCGAGCGATGACTGCATACCCGAAGAAATGCCAACGCTTACGGAAATCATTCTTGTATCTGTCGCAGAGGATGACAACGGAGTAAATTTGCCACGTAACGCAGGTGTATATTCAGGGAAAAGAGATTCTTGGTCGCCGGGTTGCCCGGCCGGGTCGCATTTATCAAGTGCGTGTTCGCGTTCTTCTTGTATTTGCTCTGCAAGTTTTACGATGTCTCGGTCCTGCGGGATAAAGATATAAGCATCCTGCCACTGTAGGTGCTGTAAAACCCTTACAAAACGTCCCACGGCTTGTCTGAAAAACAATTCCGCCTTGACTATAGTCAGATATACCCCAATCCTTAAACGTGGTATATCAACGCCCTCAGACACCATTTTAACGCTAATTAGCCAACGTTCCCGGCTCTTTGCAAAGGAATCAATTTTGTCATTGCTTGCGGCATCGTCTGAAATTACAACCGGGCATTTTTCGCCAGTAATCTCGAAGAGTATTTTAGCCAGTTCCCGGGCATGTTTCTGATCCATGGCGAAAACTAATCCACCTGCGTCCGGATGTGAACGTCGTATTTCGGTCAACTTCTCATTCGCTTCCTTGAGCATATCGCGGACGTAGTTGTTTTCGTGATGCAGGGCTGTTCTAAGTCGTCGGCTTTCTTGATCTGGTTCTAAGTGATCTTTGAATCCGTGTTCGTACTCTGTTTCTTCAACGCTCCAACGCATAACGCCGTCAAACGCTTTGAAGTAAACCGGTCGGCAAACATTATCGACGATAGCTCGTTCGTATGAATAATTGTAATCAGATTTTGAAACGCCGTTCTCATACTTGATAAACGGGATTTCGCAGTCATCCGACCGGAACGGAGTACCTGAAATCGAGATTCTAAAAACTGCTTTTTCAAAGGCATTCAAGACAGCTTTTCCCCAGCTTAATTCATCGCCGCCGTGGTGTGGTTCGTCAAATATAACGCCCGTTGGTACATTGTCGCAATTTGATTTATGAACGTTGTGCTTATCTTGAGCAAGCAGGGCGTATGTAATTGCCATGCCGTGAAATTCCGAAGTCTCTTTAATCTGTGAGTTTTTGAAATCCGGATCGATGTCAAGACCTGCAAAACTTGCAGCCGCTAAAGCCCATTGTTTTTTAAGCTGCTCACTCGGAGTAACTACAACGATTCTTTCAACGGCTCTCGACTTTAGAAAATAGTGAGCGGCTCTTAAAGCAAATTTAGTTTTCCCCGCCCCCGGCGTAGCTACGCAAAGAAAATCCTTTTTCCCGTCCATGGCTTTTTGGTAGCAAGCCCGAAAAGCTTCGGCCTGCCAGTCTCTTAAATCAAATTCAATGTGCTTAATGGGTTTCATAGTGCTAATTTCAGTTGTTTAAGTTCGTTGTCAATCCTTGTCTGTGCGATTTCGAAATAGTTTTTGTCCTTCTCAATCCCGATATATCTGCGCCCTGTTTTGATGCAAGCGATTGCAGTTGTCCCAGAACCGAGAAAGCAGTCAAGAGCTAAATTGTTATCTATCGTAACCGATTCGATTAATTGTGTTAATAGTGCAATAGGTTTTTCGTTGGGATGAATAAGTTTTTCTGCGTTAACCCTTACGACTCTAAATATACTCGTCGGTCTTTTGCCCTTAAATATAAAATTGCCTTTCGTAGCAAAAATTATATTTTCGTGTTGGCTTGCGAAATCCCCGCACAAATCACCCATCCCATGAATTACTTTATCCCATATTATTTGTTGTTTACAATTGAAGCCCGATTCTGTTAACGCTTTTCTAAAGTCATACTCTGTATCAAATCGAGTAAAGCACAATAAGGCGGAATCATCTTTTAATATTCTAAACGCTTCATCAGTCCAAGCCACAAAAGGTTCTTTATCATTTAATATTTTTGGTTTCCATTGAGATTTGTCAATCCGCCAGGCGGATTGGTAGTCTATCCCATACGGCGGGTCTGTAAGCACCAAGTCAATACTTTTATCGGGTATCTCACGCATCAAATCAAGGCAATCGCCTAAGTATATGTTGTTTGGTTCTATCATTTTCTTTTTAATGGGCACCATTAATTTTATTATTTATTAAATAAATTTGGTTCGTAAGGATGCGCTTTGCGCTCATATGCATCCATAGTCTCAACATCCTGCTGACCGTTATCGCTTCGAGTAATAGTCTTGTAGTTTTCACCTGGAGTATGCCAGCGCACTTCACAACGGATTAACTCCCGGCCAGTCTTGACGACATCGCGAAGCTTCTCAATTTTCGATTCAGCTTCTTTGATTAAAGTTTTGTAATAATCCTGCTTTTCTTTGAAATCAGCGGCTAAAATGTCTCGATTGTCAAATTCCTTGAGAAGCTCTTCTTTGCGTTCTGCAACTTCACTGTCGTCAAGATTGAATTCTATATAAACATTGTCGATTTTTTCATTAACTACACTCATGATGACTTTCCTTATTAATTGTGAAAAATTGTTTTAATAATCCCGGACGCAGCTTTTTGGGTAACTACGCCCGGGGTGTGAGGCCGGTGAGGCAAACCGGCGTTAATTCCATTTAGTTGCAAAAGGTCTGCAAGGTGAAAAAGTGCCTTGATGCCAGTGCTTCAAAGGATGAATTTCATAGTTATTTGAGCGACGTACCTTAACACGTCTTTTTTCGTTGCGGTACTTCACACGGATATATTTACTTTCCTGTTTTAATTCAAGAATTCTTGCTTTTTTTTGTTTCCAGTGGTCGACGATTTTTTCTTTTGCCTTGTTGAAGATTCGCTTGAACATTAACTACCTGCTTTCTTTGAATTTGTTAACCGGCTCCGTCGACATTAATTGATATACGGTGACCGTGCGCTTAGTTTCTTCATCTAATTTTTTACCGACCTGCTCAATCCAGTAGCCCTTGGTTTCAAGCTTCTGCAAACGATCTGGGACATTGGACTGCTTGATTCCGGTATAGACAGAGATTTCTCTCTGTGTGCATTTGCCCAAAGTCGTCAACGCAAATAGTACCTTACTGCAATCGCCTTCAGCTAAAGACTGCGTAACCGGGCTGTTAAATGACTCCCGGCGGCACTCTTCACTGATTACATGACTCGGTTTAGCGGGTTGTGCAAATAGCCCGAAGTCCGGTTCTTCTTCTACGTGCGTAGTTGGGTAGTAATCGTTATGCTGCTTGCTCAATTTCCACCCGTCCGTTTCTGAAGATTATTTGTTGAGGTATGTAATCGAGTAATTCAGTACGATGCGTAATGATGAACGTGTTGTGTACGCCGCTCATTACGTGTGCCCGCTGAATCATCTGGATATAACTCATGGCATTATCAAGGTCAAGAGCGCCGTCTTTTTCGTCAAGGAATGAAGTTTGAATTTTACGTCCCTGTTGACGAACAACGAGAGTAATTGCAAGCTGAATAGCTGTCTCAAGCCAAACCTGCTGACCGCCCGACTTGTTAGAGATTTCGCAAACTCCGTCATTTTCAACGATATTAATATTGAACGTCTCTTTAAGGCTTTTTTTATCGGCTTTTAACGTAGTAGTTTCAAATACGATGCGGAACTTGTTCTCAAACATTGACAAAAGTTCGTTTGCCAGTGCCGTAATCTGAACGCCGCTGTTTTCAAGTTTAAGCACTGGTATTCCGGTCTTGTCGAATGCCTTAGTGAGGAAAGTCCAATCTTTAATTTCCTGTTCGAAATGCTGTTTTTCGTACTGCAGCTTTGTAACATTCGCGGCATTAGCGATAGCAGTTTTTAACTGCGTATCGAGTTCGGTAATTTGCTTGTCATTGTTTTGAATTTGGTTCCGCATTGATTGAATATGTAAAAGCCGGGAGTCTAAATCATTTTCTTTCTCAAAAAGTCGTTCACGCATATTTGCAATTTCAGCGGCTCCATCGGCGGTCATAAGTTTTTTATTCAGCTCACCGATTCGGGCAATATATTCGCCATTGGCTTTATCGAATGACTCTTTAGCCTCGGCAATTAGCTTTTCAGCAGAGGAAATCTTTTCTTTAACGAGAGCGATTTCGTTTTCGGCTTTGTCGGCTTCGGATTTCAATTGTTCGTAATTCTTAGCATCAATTGAAGTCGCTTCTCTACGGAGTATCTGAATTTTTTCATTAAGTGCTCGGCGTTCGTCGAATGTTATATCATATTGAGCACAATCTTCATTGTATGCCTTTTCAAGGAGAACTAAATCGGTATTCCATTCATCAAGTATGGCTTTCAGCTCTGTGATTTTCGTTTGCTGTTTTTCAATCCCCGATTCTCTTTCGCCAATCTGACTTTTATTGATATAAGCATTTTTCACGAACTGACAATTTTTTCCGGTAACATCATCGCAGGGCACATTATCAATTAACTCTGCATTGCGCTTGCAATCATTCAAGGCATCCCGCAAAGAAACTAAGCCGATTTCAAGCGACTTTATTTCATTCTCAATCTCTTTGATTTTGCCCTTTTTAACTGTTAATACATCAAGCGAGATATTCTTTGAAAAATTCGCCGCTTCTAAATTAGACTGAGCAATCTCAAGGTTTGCCGATAGCAGGTCAATTTCAGCGGTTAACTCTTTGCGGCGTGCCAGTCCTCTTTTAACTTCATTAATTGTATGTTTGTCAATCAATGAGGATTGATAAGTCAATTGACTTTTTAGCCCAGATAATTGCTGATTAAGCGGCTTTACTTTTGCATTATTGTCATCGGCGAGAGATTTAATTTTGCTCTCAACATCCGCAATTTCCGCCTGTATTTTCTTGCTTTCTTCAAGCTTCGATTCAGCAACTCTAATTTTTACTTCAAGGTCTTTAATCTCTGCCTCAACTTTCGTTTTTTCTGTCTCGAGGTCACTCAACTGAGTTTCAAGGCTGATTTTTTCGTCAATGAGATTGTTCTTTTCGGCTTCAAGGCTGTCTATCGAGTCGGCCGTTGCATTAAGAGCGCTGATTTCGCCTTCGATTTTTGCAAGTTTATTTTGGACTACGCTCAAATTGCCCTTTGCAATCTCAAGCAAGCTTTCGTAATGATTCAGATTAAGTAACTCATAGAATAGTTTGCGGCGGTCGGCGGGTTTTAACTCTGCGATACCGGTTGACTTTTGTCCGGAAAAAACAGAGTTGAAAAATAATTCGGGAGTGCCGAGTAAAGCTTCAATTGCTTCGTCGTAGGTCGTTGATTTGCCGTCGTTAACCGGCTTGCCGTCCTTAACGAGATAAGCCTCAGACTTACCGGTAAGTGCGTCAATAAGTATGCGGCTCTCGTAAACTGCTCCGTCGTATTCAAAGGAAAGAAACTTATGAGAATCTTTCAATCTAAAATGACTCTGCAAGGAACCGGACCTGCTGACCAATGTACGATACGGATGCAGGTTCTCGATTACCGTTGTCTTTCCTGATCCATTGCGGCCAGTAAGAGCGACTAAACCGGATTGTAACGACTGGAAGTCGATTTCCATTTCATCAACACCTAAACCCTTCCAGATTCCAATTGCTCCGCGGAGAGAGAATTTTAATAGTTTCATTGTTTTGCCTCTCCCGCTTTAAGCGATTTAATATAATTTATAAAGCCCACATACTCTGCCAGATATTGCGCATTATTCTTGTGAGTTCTATTCACTGCGATTTCAAATTCTTCAAGAGTTCCCGTAAAGCATCCGCAATAAATTATATTATCGTCAAAACAATAAGTAGTAAGTCTTTTCGCAGAACCGATGCAGCCAACTTGTATAAAGCGTTTATCGGTGTGCGCACCGCTCAAGTTCGCACCGCTCAAGTCTGCACCGCTCAAGTTCGCACCGCTCAAGTCTGCACCGCTCAAGTCTGCACCTCTCAAGTTCGCACCGCTCAAGTCTGCGCCTCTCAAGTCTGCACCTCTCAAGTTCGCACCGCTCAAGTTCGCACCGCTCAAGTCTGCACCTCTCAAGTTCGCACCGCTCAAGTTCGCACCGCTCAAGTCTGCGCCTCTCAAGTTCGCACAGCTCAAGCTCGCACAGCTCAAGTCTGCGCCTCTC